GAATATTTATCTGAATGTTTTTCGGAATAATTATTTACATTATTAAATGCATCATCATTAAATTGTTCTGTTGGTTTTTCTGTTTTATTATCATAATCTATTCTATGTTCTGTTGTTGTTATTCTTTCAGTATTAGCCAACATTTTTACGAGAAGATCAGTATCAGTTGCTTTATTGTCATTATTGTCCATTTATAAAATTATTTAGATTTTTAATGGATATGTTTTAACACGAATAATAAATTTATGATGATAAATATTTTTTAACACAATCATAACCAGATTTAAACAATTCAAATTTTTTGGTAGTATTAATTGATGTATCTAGGAAGTTTATGCAAGGAGTTTGGATATTTACTGTAAATTTTTCGTAATTTTTTGTAGTATTATTATTTATTCCTATAAATAGGCATTGTATTATATTTATAATTAGTTCTTCAAAATTATCAATATTTTTAATACATTGATTATCATTGGATAAGTATATCCCTATAACATGATCTAAATTATCTTGAAATAAAGATATTGGATAATTATCAATGCAACTACCGTCAACAAATATTTTATCTTCAAATGTTACTGGTGTAAAAAAAATTGGTACAGCGATAGACATTCTAATTGCAGTTATTATTGATAATTTTGGATAATTATTATGAGAAAAATAATAGTTTTTTTTTTCATTAACGCAACATGCAGTTATTATTAGTTTTAGTTTAGTTTTTGTAAATAATTCTTCAAATGTAATACATTTATTAATTTCTTTATTTTTCAATAATTGATTAATAACAATTATGAAATTAGACCCATCATCAATACCAAATTTTTCAAATAATAAGATTTTTTTTGATCTGAATTTTTTTAAATCAAATAATAAAATAAAATCAAATAGATCAGATGGTTTATATCCTATTACTATTAATAATGAAATAACAGCACCAATTGAACTTCCTGCAAATGTTTTTATATTTTTTAATATTCCTTTTTCTTCTAGTGCAACTAAACCACCTAAATGACATATTCCTTTTATGCCACCTCCACTTAGAACTAAAATATCTTTTACATTTTCACTCATATTAATATTAATGAAAAAGATAAGTTTAAGTACATTATTTAATATTCCTCATAACGAACATAAAAAAATTTCAATAAAATCAATATTTGAAGACACGACTGGAAATAAATTTAGTTATCACTATATTATGAAGAATAAACAATTATTAATTGAACAAGAAGTTAAAACATATAATAAAATATATTCTGTATGTTGTTTATTTATTAAAAGAGCCGATAATCAACATTTAACATCAATTAAATTTGATATTCCTGAGTTTGTTCCAGATTGTACTACATTTAATTCATCAAAATGTATTGGATACATTATGAATAAATTAAGGCATGAATATCTTGATTGTTATATTGTTGATAAAAATAAAATAAAAATTGATTGGAAAAATATTGAAGAAAATATTAATAAAGCAAAAAGATAATAAATAAAATTGAATATATAAATAATAATAAATATTATTTTAATATAAATGACAAAAAACAAAATATTAGTAATTATTGAATCGCCCGGAAAGATAGATAAAATAAGTCATATTCTTGGTAGTGAATATATTGTTAAAGCGTCTGTTGGACATATTATTGATTTAAAAAAAATAGATGAAAATATATATCCTGATTTTTCAAAAAAGTTTGAACCGATTTATGAAATAATTTTTGGTAAAGGTGATATTGTAAATAAACTTAAACAGGAAGTAAAAAAAGCAAATAAAGTTTTAATAGCAACAGATGCTGATAGAGAAGGATGTCAAATTGCATGGAGTCTTGCTAAAGAATTGAAAATAGATAATCCAAAAAGAATTATTTTTACGGCAATTACGGAAAAAGTGATAACTGATTCATTAAAACATCCTGTTGATATAGATAAAAATTTAGTTAACTCACAACATTGTAGAAGGATTTTGGACATAGGATTAGGATTTAGATTATCACCTATTTTATGGAAACAGTTTAATTCTCCTAGACTATCCGCAGGGAGGGTCCAATCACCGGTTGTTAGATTGATTGTTGAAAAGGAAAATGAAATAAATAATTTTTTCATGAAATCGGAATCATCATATTTTAGATTTATTGGATTATTTGAAAAATTAAAAGCAATATTATATAAGAATAAAAAAGTAGCGGAAGTTGAAATTGAAAATGGAAAAATATTACTTGAAAAAATAATTAAATCGGAATTAAAAGTAATGTCTGTTGTAAAAAAACAAAGTATTCGTCATGCAAATCAGCCTTTTACAACAACATCATTACAACAAGAATGCGCCAGTAAATTAGGTTTTTCGGCAAATAGAACAATGCAAAGTGCACAACATTTATATGAAAATGGGTATATAACATATCATAGAACGGACAGTCCTAATATTACAAAAGATGCATTAATTGCTATTGGTAAATATATTATTAATAAGTTTGGTGAGGAATATCATGAAGAAAAAACTTACAAAAGTAAACAAGCGACAAGTCAAGAATCACACGAAGCTATTAGAATAACCGATCCAAAACTTGAAGTATTAGAAGAAAGTAAAAAAAATATTGGATCCGACGAAATAAGATTGTATAATTTAATATGGAGAAGGACAATAGCATCTCAGATGACACCTGCAAAATTTGATGTAACGACAGTTATCATTGGAATAAGTAAATTAAAGGATTATCATTTTGTATTGCAATTTGAAAAATTAATATTTTTAGGATTTTTAAAAGTATACAATTTAATAAATATTGAAGATACAAAATTAGATGATACACAAATTGCTAAAAATAATAAAAAATTTAAAAAAGGTGCTAAATTAGATGTCAAAGAAATAGTTGCTACACAAGAATATGAAAAACCTCCATTACGATATAGTGAAGCAACACTTATTAAAACAATGGAAAAATATGAAATAGGACGACCGTCAACTACTGCTGTAATTATAGAAAAAATTAAAAAAAATTACGTCAAAAAAGAAGATATTGAAGGAATTGAAAAAGAATCAATTATTTTAAAATATGATGGAAAAAAAATTATTGAAGAAACCAATAAAATTATGTTGGGAAAGGAACATAATAAATTTATACCTACTGAAATGGGTATTTTAGTAACTGAATTTTTAATTAAAAGTTTTCCAAAAATAATGGATTACAAATTTACATCTGAAATGGAAAAAAAACTTGATAAAATTGCTGAGGGAAAAGCTGATTGGAGAAAAGTATTAAAAGAATTTTTTGAAATTGTTGATCCAATGATTGATAAAATTAAAAAAGATAAAAAAACATTTATATCTGAACATTCAAAATCACTTGGAATTCATCCTGAAACAAAAGAGGAAATTATTGCAACAATTGGAAAATATGGGGCAATGCTTAAAATGGGAAAAAAATATGCACCAATAAAGCCACCATTAACAATTAAAACAATAACATTAGAAGATGCAATAAAAATATTTGAATATCCTAAAACTCTTGGAAAATTTAATAAAAAGAACGTTTATTTAAATAGAGGAAAATATGGGTTATATTTACGATTTGGAGAAAATGAAACATTAGCGATTCTTAATGAAGTTGATATTGATGAAGCAATTAAACTTATTAAAGAAAAATTGAAAAAATATTTATGGATGGGAAAAGATAAAAAAAATACATATACTGTTTTGAATGGAAAATATGGTACATATGTTAAAGTCAAGTCAATTAAAAATAAAAAAACAGCTAATTATAAAATTCCAGATGATACAAAAATTGAAGAGTTAAATATTGATAAAATTAATGAAATAATTAAAAATGCATTACAACATAAGCGACGTCGTTTTGTAAAAAAAACGATAAAAACTGAATGAATTTAAATTAAAATAAAAATTTTATTTTAATTTAATTTATTTAAATTTTCCAATAAGACTGACACGCACAACATGTATACCATGTTTGGGTTGTTTTTGTAGGTCTAAAAAATACAGCATCACGAAGTTTATAATTTTTATGACTTGGACATTTTGAGTTATGACAAATATAATTTCTTGTATGAGGTAATATTTTACTATATATCATATTTTTAAAGACTGTATCATCAACAAATAGATTAACTGATTCATCTGTCGTTGTTTTACTTAAAACTAATGTTGCATTTTTGATTTGTTGGGAATAACCGCAGTTAGTACATGTAAAAAATGCTTTGGATGTATTATAATCATCTTCTTTTTCTTTTATTTCATTAATTTTTTTATTTACTTTAGTTTTTGTTTTTTTATCTAATTTTTTATATTCATCAATTTCTTTAATCTTAGATTTATTAACTTCTTCAATTGTAACTTCTTCGCCATCAACGAGTCTTTTTATGACACTATTTTCGTCTGTTTCTTCACTAACATCTGTTGGTGTTTCTAATGTTTTTGTTATATTTGCTGTTTTTGATATATTTAATAAATTACTACAAACTGGACAAAACATTTATTATTAATATTATTTACTTATATTCTTAATATATCAATTTTTTATTTATATTTTTAACTATATAAAAAATTGAAGTTTAATTCATTTGATTATTTATATATATTAATATAAACAATTAATAATGGAAAAATATGCAGATCAAAAAGAATTAAACAAAAAAATAACGAAAAAATACATAGAAGAAATAATTAAAAAATATGAATATAAACTGAATAAATTAATATTATTTGAAAACACTACCGAAAATTTTGAGAAATTTCTTAAAATATCTAAAACAGAACGTGATGAATTAAAAGAAAATATGGATGGTTCAGGAAAAGAAGAATTAATAGATAAATTTATAAATTCAATTGAAGAATATAAAAAAGAAAGTAAAAAATATAAAAACATGTATAAAAATGCCACGGAAAAAATAAAAAAAATGAAAAAAAATATTGAGGAAATGATAGAAACAGAAAAAGAATGTAAAGAATTGATAACAGAATATAACGAATTTGAAAAAGAATATAAAGAATTTAATAAAGAACATGAAGAATTGAATAAAGAAATCAAAAAACTAGAAAATGAAAAAATGGAAATAATAAAAGATGATGATAATGTAATAATGAAAGTAAAAAACTTAATAAAAACAAGCAAAGAGATAGAATCAAAATCAACAGAAAAAATTGAAAATTTAGATGAATTTAAAAAAATATTTGAAGATATGACTAATGAAAAAATTGAGATATATAAAAGAATTGATAAACTGAAAGAAAAATATACAGAATTACACAAAAAAGATATAGAATTACACAAAAAAGATATAGAATTACACAAAAAAGATATAGAATTACACAAAAAAGATGTAGAATTAGACAAAAAAGATATTGAATTACACGGAAAAAATAATGAATCATCAATGGAAACCGAAAAGTTAAAAAAAAATATAAAAACCCAAGGGAAAAGAATTAAAAAATTGAATGATAAAAAAATTGAAAATCTTACAAAACAACTATTAAAAGTGTTATTTATTTCCGAAACATTAATATGTAATTTTTCCATCACATGAAAAAAATAATCTCAATTAATAATAATCATTAAAATATCATTTATAGCTATATTTATGAAAATATATATATATAATTTATAGATATTTTATCATAGTAAAATAAAATTTAATATGATAATTCATTTATATGCCATTTTTCTTTAATTCCTGATGGTAATTGT